GCAGACGGGTAGCCACGAACATCAGCGACGGCGGAACAATCAGCTTGCGCGGACGGGCAGCGATCAGAAGACCACGCTCGTCTTTGTAAGCTGCGATGTCGATGACGGCCTGTTCGAGAGAGGTCTCGTTGAGGTCGGCGTCAACAGTCGGGCGGTTGCCGTTGTTCCCACCAGCAACGGTGGGGTGCGCCGTGTTGAACAGGGTAACGCCATCGCCCGACTGGAACGTGGTGAAGCCCGTATTCAGCAGCGAAGCTGCCTTGACCTGCTTGGTGTACGCCATGGCGCGAGCAAGCGCCTTGGTGTAGCGGGCCGAGAGCGAGTCGTACAGGTTGTCTTCCATAGCTTCTTCCGTGATGGAGAAGCCCATGGCCACCGTCTCGTGGTTGTAACGAGCGGTGAACGATTCCTGTGCGTTGTCATACGAGATGGCAGAGCCTTCCGGTTTCACCGGAGCAGCTGCAAACCCGCTGAGTTTGACTTCCTCTTCGAACGAACGTTCGGAAGACTCGGTCTCGTAAATCTCAGCATGCTCGTTTTCGTACTTGGCGTACTCAAGACCGAACAGGGCGTTAAGGCCCGGCAGGAGTTCTTTGAGGGCCTGTGCGCGCGAAATAGCCATGTTTCAGCCCTCCTTACACGCCCACAGCAGCGGTCAGCTGTGTGTAGTTGAGTTTAACGACCAGCAGCGGGAACGCGGTGCCGTTCTCGCCACCACGCGGGCCACCGACGTAGTCGATGATGCGGAGCGGGAGGTTGGCGTCGGTGCCGATGGTGGACGCGTCGAGTGCGACACGCGAAGCTTTGAACGTGGTGTTCACAGCGCCCTGCACGATAGCGGCGTTTTTGCCGTAGATATCCAGAGCGTTGGTGATGGCCTCGTCAGCCTGCACAACGTACAGAGCCTGCGGGTCATCGACGACATAGGCCAGAGCGTCCGAAGCGACCGTGCCAGTCGGCCACATGTTGCTGAACGTAATCTGACCGGTCGAAGGATCAGTGTACGTGCAGCCCACGAACACGCCGAGCATGGCGATGTCTGTGGAAGTATCACCGGTAGCGGTCTGCTTGGTGACTGTGGTCGAGGTACCGTTGTCAACGAGGTTGACGATATCTCCGGCGGCGATGTTGGCGGCGAGGCCCGATGCAATGGGGTACTGCCGGAAAACTTCCAGCGACCCACTGTCGAGGCGACCCGTTACACGCAGACCGAAGGGAGCGTTAAGGGAACCCATAGGTTCTCTCCTTCATCTACAGTTTCTGTTTCTCGGCAATCACTTGCCGAACGAGGTCTTCGATGTACGCTCGGGCCGAAGCACGGGCATACGTGGGTCGTTCTCGCGCATGAAGTTGCGGTCAACTGCATCGATCTGGCTCTGTGCCATCTCGAGTTGGCCTTCTACGCGCGCTTCTACTTCTTCTTCAGCAATGCTGCAGAGGAGTAGTCCACCCACTTCGATGTTGTTCTTAAAGCGAGAATCAACATCCGACATGATTTGCAGCTCAGGATAGTCTTCCGCCCGGACGGGCGTATAACCTTCGCGGAACCGGGACGACACGTTCGTCATATCTGCACTACCCAATGTAGCGGTGCGAACCCAGCGGAACTTAAGGCCGGGACGGGGTTCGGGGGTAGGCAGCATGGACTGTCGTTTCCACGTTTTTTTGCGCGGACTCGTGTTTTCGCGAGTCTCGAGAGTACGTGGGGTCCGGTCAGCCATTTTGCATATCCTTCAGCTTCTGCGCCGCGTAAACTTGGAGAGAGACCCCGAGACGCTTGGCGAGAGCGGCTTCGGAGGAGGTCAGCACAACCTTGCGTGGGGCTTTCGTGCTGCGAGCAGCAGGGGCGACCACGGAGCCAGCTTGACGACGCGGTGCTTTTTCCTCAGTGGGCACGTCGTCAAACTTATCTGGAAATGTGCGGCGTACCGCAGCATTGATCTTAGAATAGTACAAATCACTCTTCGGATCAATGCCCTGAGAGACTAGGTCCTCATGGAACCCCAGAGCGAAGCCTGTCATAGCTTTGTCCTTGGTGAACCACTCGTTCTCTTCTGCCCACTTCATAGCCCGGTCGTCGGGTTTTGCGATGGTGGGCTTGGCTGGCGTGGCGGCGGTGGGGGCCGCAACGGGGGCTGGCTGCTGTGGGCGGTAGTTGTTCACCCGGGTGTTTTCACCCTGCAGATGGATCAGCTTTTCTTGGGCCGCGATGACAGCATCTGCATCACCGCTCTCGTAGGCCGCTTTGTACTCGGACTTGGCGCTGGCAAGCTCGCTCGCGATACGGGCCTTGGTCTGGCCCACGAAGGCGGTCTCACCCTCGCTGTACGCGGTACGCAGCTGCTCGTAGTCCTTGCGGACCTTGTCAGCATACGAGATGGCTTCCTCACGGAGCCGCGCTGCCTCTTCCTTCGCCCGACGTTCGGCGTGGAAGTCAAACTTCAGCTTGTTGATGCGCTTCTTGACGCTCTCGGAGTAGCCCTCAAGGTCGTCGTCGTCCGCACCGGAATCGGCTTTGTCCGTGGCAGCGGGTTCCGCAGCCTTCGGCTTGCCGCGATCTTTTTCAGGGGTATCGTCCTGAATCTCGATCTCGAATCCGTCGTCGCCGTCCAGTTCAATCTCGATGTCGTCGCTCATGCTCTGCTGTACCCCCGTGGGTCTTCGACAACTGCTTCCACAGTGTCATCATTGATCAGGCGGAACTCCTTACCCAGCACCTTGAAGCGGGTGCCCGAGTAGGACCGGAAGATCACGAAGTCGCCTTCCTTGCACCAAGGGCCAGACGGGAATTTGTTTGTGTCGCTGTACGCCTCGGGGCCAGCTTTGACGACGAAACCTACGATGGACGCCGTTTCCTCAGCTTTTTTCAGCTGTTCCGGCATGAAGACTCCACCTTCGGTCTTCTCGCTGATCTCGGGGACGGCGATGAGCAGTCTGTATCCAGAGGGCTCTGGCAGCTTCGCCTTAAGCTGCTCGTCTTCGACTTTGTTAGCCGTATACATGGTTACTCCTGCAGTGATTTAGGCTCACAGCGCCTTGCGTGGGTTATCCACGTAGTCAAAAGAAGTATCTCAGACTGTATCAGTCTTCAATAAATCTTTTCTGTAGGTCCTTAACGGTGTTTTCTGCTCCCTGAAGGGCCGAATACTCTCCTACGACACGGCAGTAGGTCTCGTAATCCTTGGCACCACCAGATGCCAAGAACTCCTTCAGACCCTCTTTCCGCTCACCAAAATCACGCAAAAGCAGGGCAAAAACCGTGTGTTCCATCACTCTTGCCCGTTATTGAGGGGTTGGCGGAGGGTTTTCGCGGTCTCGATGGCCAGTTTCGTGCCCTCGATCTGTGCCTTGAGGTTCTCCCGCGTGGCGTCGGTGGCGATCTTGACCATGGTGTTGGCCGCAGACCGCTCGTTCTCGCTCTCGACGCGTTCCTGCTGGATGTAGAGGTTCCCAGCGCTCGTAGCGGCGGTGATCTCCAGCTTTTTGGTGTCGATGGCGATCTTGTGCTGCAGTTCCTGCTCCTTGATCACCGTCTCGCGGTCCTTGATGTCCAGTTCACGCTGCTGGATAATCGTGAGCGGGTCTTGAGCCTGAGCTTCGGCCTGTGCAGCCTGCGCATCAGCCATGTTTCTCTGCAGCAGCTTGCCTGCGGCCATGGCCACGGCACGGGACAGCTCGATCTCCACGTCCTCGGGCAGCGGTTCACCTTCAGGCGGCAGCGGTACGCCCAGAGAAGCCTCGATCTCCTTGCGGTACTGATAGGCGAGGTGCTCGGTCAGGTGGGCAGCGGCAGCGCCTTGGATAGCGGAAGCAAACGGAGACTGTCCGATCATCTGCGCGATCTTCGGGTCCTGCATAGCGGCCATATGGGCAGCGATATGCGCCTCGTGGTCTTGGTACAGGAACGCCTTCACAGGCTCCTGCTTCAGCATGGCCATGTTCTCGGCAACCGGGTCCATCGGCTTGATGTCTTCCGGCAGCTTGATGATCTCGCTGGCGTCCTGAATACCCAGCACACCTAGCATCTGCTGGTGCAGCTTACCCATGTCGTACAGCTGTGGGGCCTGTTGGGCCAGCTGCAGAGCCGCTTGGTACTGCATGATCCGCTGCGCCATTGTAGCAGCGTTAGGGTCAGACACGGGGATGATGTCTACACGCCCGTCAAAGTCTTCCTTGCGGTTTGAGCCCTCGTCCACCTCGTAGGAGTACTCTTCCGGCATGTGGTCGTGGACCACCCGGGCGAGGATGCGGAGTTCGTTCTTCATGGCAGCGTGGAGACGCGCCTGAACGCCCGACATGACCTTGAGGCTGCGCTCCAGCAGGGCCAGCGTCGTACCCACAGGGGCCTGTGCGCTCATGTCCCCAACTTGGATGTCAGCCACGGACCCGATCCGACGGCCTTCCTCGACCACGTTACCAAGTAGCTGGTACAGGACGCCGCTCGGCTCCTTATACGGCATCGGGAACAGGCTCTCGCGCAGCGTACCCCCGGCCACATCGGCATCGCGCCACTCACCCGGCATAAGAGGAGTGTTGTCCCCCTTGATACGCAGGCTCTTGGCCTTCAGACCAGCAGGCAGGTTCGACAGCGTACCCGCGTCGATCAGCTGACGAAGAATAGACGTCGCCGACTTGGCGAGACCACCGATCAGGTGGATCAGGCCGGTGCCATAGAAGCCCATACCCGGGAGATACGGATAGTGCACGAAGTGCATCACCTTCCGCTTCCGCTTATCCTCTTCCTTCCAGTTGTGCCGGATGGCTAGAACCTCACGAGAACTTTTGTCGATGGTAACAACGTAGGGTCTAGCTACGCCGTTCTCGTCTTCGTATGGCTCGGGCAGGTCCAGATCGACGTGCATCTCAAGGATAGTCCGTCTGTCATCGTCGTCAGATGACGGGTCTTCCCCCGACATCTCGTTGTATTTCTCTTCGATGTCGGAGATGTCCTTCTCCGCCGCAGGGAGCTCGACGTCGCGGTAGAAGCCCACGACCTGCAGTGCGAGGACCTCGTTCTCGGTCTTCTTCATCACATGCGTGTAGCGCGGCGATGCCTGCAGGTTAGACGCACCGTAGGACACGACGAAGTCTTCGGCGGGCACAAATACCGACACCGGACGCTCAAGGATCGGATCGTAGTAGATTTTCTTGAACGAAGAGCCCGCCAGCGGCAGGCGGAACAGCATCTGTTCGAGCTCGTCCCGGTACTCGGGCATCTCTTCGGTGATGATGTAGTTGAGCTCATTCTGAACGCGCTCGGCCTGCTTGGCCTTCTCGGGCGTCAGTTTTCCGGCGATCTTTGTACGTACAGGGCCCGATGCAGGGTAGAGCTCGCCCATAGCCTGTGCTTGGAACCGCACCACGGCTTCGGTCAGCATGGGGTGGAACACACCAGACGCACCTTCCCACGGCTGTGAGCGGTCCTCGATGCGCATACCCAGCAGGTCCAGACCCTTGATATAGGCCATGGCCCAGTCTCTGCGGCTGTCGCGGTCGGCCAAGAACGAGTCAAGCAGGTCAGACGCTAGGGAGTCGAGGTCCGCCTTCTCCATGTTTTCGGCGAGGTTGTCGCCAAATTCTTCCGGAAGATCGTCTTCCTCGTCCTCTCCGCCACCGAAATCGACTGTGACCTCCCCAGTCTCGGGGTCGATCTTGATCTCTGCTTCCTCGGCCTCGGGAGCAACCATGACTTCAAGGTCCAGCTCCGGGTCTTCGAGCTCGATGTCCGATGGCGTCATGGGTTTCGCGATGGCCATAGTGTGTCCCCTGCAAGGTTTGCGGGTACTATAACAGCAAAAGACATCATGAAGGAAGGGGGAGTAGGGGGTGGTTCGAGGGACGCCATGATTGTTGTTTGTGCCGGTGCCGTGGCGCGGACTACTGGCTCTCGCTTCAACCACACGAAACCTAGGTCCCGGGCGTCCCTCGTCCCAAAAGTCTACTGCGTAGATTTCTGAGGTGCAAGTAAGAAAAGTGGCGGCGGCACGAAGACTGGGAGGAGCCGTGCCGCCGCCGAGGCCGAAGCAGTCCAAGGACTGGACGAGAGAAGCGTACCACAAGACTGTGGTACGTCAAGAACCCTGTTAGGCTCCGTAGTTCATCTTCTTGGTGCCCGGGTAGGTCTTTTGCTTTTTCCGGGGC